GGTGGTAATTAATGAACTTAAGGCGACTGATGTTTTTAAAAGCATCCGGCGACAAGGAAGTCAAAATTGATTTCCCCGCGTATTTCAGTGCAGTGTCAAACGGAAAAAAAACAACAAACGATTATGGCACGACTATCAATACAACGTCGGCAGAGGTTAACGAGGTTGTCGTGACCCAGGTATATAACCCGAATTATACACCTGGAAGTTATCGTAACGGATATTTTGTTATCGGATTCAGCCGAGTTGACGAATGGGTTGCCGCAGGCAAGGACATCACATTTGATGCAGATGTTGTTATTACCGAAAATCCGGCATCAACTCCATCTACAAAAATACTGCTGAAGAACCAGCAGGTATGGTTGGATTTTGCAACCGGTCATTTGCATGCAACACTTACCGGCCTGACAAGTTCCGGGCAAAGTCATCTGGAGTTCTATTGCGGCGGATGTTCGTTCACGCTTTCAAACTGCAAACTGTCAATTGAATAAAAAGGAGGCAGACAAATGACCATTGACCTGACACAGATTATCCTGGCAATCATTACCCTGATCGGAGCAATCATCACACGGTATCTTATCCCGTGGATCAAGAACAAACTGTCCGACCACCAGTACGACCAGTTCCTTGCGCTTATCCGTGTCGGCGTGTACGCCGCTGAACAACTTTTCACTTCCGACAAATGGGAGGAGAAGAAGCAGTATGTGGTGGATCTGCTGGAAGAAAACGGCTATTCGGTTGATACAACCGCCGTCGATGCGATGATCGAAGCGACGGTACGGGAACTGCGGATTGAACAGGGACAGGGGCCGAAGGCGACGGAGGGGTGAGATGAGCGAAAAACCTGAAGCCGTTAACGGAACCGAGTGCAGTTCCTGCAACAAAAAGCATTCATGCATTTCCTTTCTGGCGCATGAGAACGCCATGATGCACAAGGATACAGACAATGAACGCGCACACCGCTCAACGATGTTTGTATGCATTACGTTCATCATTATTACGCTGGTCTTTGTGATTGCGTACACACTGAGAATGAACACGTTTATTGACCTGATCAAAGAGATGAACGCCGCGATGATTCAGCTTGCCAATGCCAAAGGCATCATCGCGCCCTGAGTACGGTAATGAACAGGTTACCGCAATCATCAAAGAATATATCCACGATAAAACCGACCGGAAAATGCTCTATCTGCGGCTGGTAGACAATGACACCATCGGGGAGATCGCTGGAAAAGTAAAACTCGATGACAAAACCGTCTGGAGACGGTTGCGTAAGGGTGAGCGAGAAGTATTCCGCCACCTACCCGGCTGAACAAGCCGGGCTTTTTTATCCGGAAACTGTCCATAAAATGCCCGAAAAGATACAGACTTCTGACATCGTCAGAAGTCTTTTTTTATTGCACAATAACAGCATCAGAAAGGGAGGTGCTTCCACTGGACAAGGCAATCATTTATCCCAAAGCGTGCCGAAAGAACATAAACCGCATTGTGAACAACATCGGCGTAAGCGTTGAAACAGCATACGCAATGATGCTCCTTACCGCCACGCTGATGGATCTGCATCCGGAAGACGAAACGGTGGCGGACATGATCCTTGAGGACTGCGGGATTTCCCCGGAGAGCGCATGAAATGTGGGTATACGCAAACCCCAACCCGTGCAGACAGGAAGAACCTGACTGCGTGGTGCGGGCAGTATGCATCGCAACAGGGAAGAGCTGGGACGACGTACATTGGGACCTGTGCATACTGAGCCATTACGAATGCACAATGCCCAGTGTGAACTGGTTATGGGAACTGTATCTGAACAAATGCGGATTTGAAAAGTTCCTGTTGCCGGACGCGTGCCCGAAGTGCGTGACCATACGCGAGTTCGCAAAGCGGTATCCGCGCGGGACATACGTCATCGGGACCGGAAGCCATGCGGTCTGCGTGCGGGACGGCGACTGGCTTGACTCATGGGATTCCGGCGACGAAGTGCCGACCTATTTTTACAGAAAGAAGGAATGACAGATGGCAAACTATCCTGTTCCCTACACACCGACATGGAATTACGGAGGAATCAGTCAGCAGATGTATCCTCAGTACGGGCAGAACCTGAACCAGGTGCAGATGCCCGTTCAGCAGACGAGCCAGACGGCACAGGGCGGCCCTGGACTGATCTGGGTGGACGGCGAGGTCGGGGCAAAGGCATACCAGATTCCAACCGGATGGCCTGCAAACCAGCCGATAGCATTGTGGGACACGAACGATACGGTGATCTACCTGAAGTCCGTCAACCCGATGGGGATGCCGAACCCGCTCCAGAAGGCGCGCTACGAGCTGGAAGGGATGAAGTCCGGCGAGAAATCGACAGGTTATTCCGGCGACACCGAACCGAAATGCAACCATGACATGAGTCTTTATGTGAAGAAGGAAGACCTGGAGCGGATGAAACAGGATCTGATTGATACCATCGGACAGATGCAGACATCCGGCACAGGCGTGAGGAAGACATCAACGAAAGGGGAATAAGCATGAATCCTTTTCAGGCAATCATGGGCAGAACGGCTCAGAGCGACGCTACAGTGCCCCAAATACCATCCTCTGCTCCGCAGATGCAGAACAACCCCAACCAGGACTGGAACGCATATATGGGGCAATTACAGGCTAATCCAAGCATGGCGCTCAGACAGGCAGGGTACAACGTACCGGAAGAACTGTCCGGCAACCCGCAGGCAATGGTCATGCACCTGATGCGAAGCGGGCAGATCGGCGGGCCGATGATGCAGAAGATTCAGCCGTTCCTGCAAAGGATGGGATTCAGATAAAAGTGTAATTGAATGAAATATGCCGGTTTCATGCAAGTACATATATATGAAATCAGCAGTTTCTGTTCAAAAAGACAGGCAGTTTTACTTGATTCTCACGATGTTCTCACAATTGAAAATGTCTGTGACCGTTGAAAAATAAGGGACGCCTTACTTGACGGCCAATTGATGTAAATATTTCTCATGATTCTTTTCGTCGAGTGCGCATAGACGATCAAGGATAAATTAAACGAAAGGAATCAAAGACAATGACAGACTCCAATGGTACTCCTATTGTAATGCCCGTATCCCCGTACAACGGTGGTTACGGCAACGGCGGTTTCGGATTCGGTGACATGGGATCCGGCTGGTGGATTATCCTTTTGCTCCTGTGCCTTGGCGGCGGATGGGGCAACGGTTTCGGTGGTTTCGGCGGCAACGGTGCTTTCCCGTGGATGATGGCCGGCCAGACCAACACGAACACCGACATTCAGCGCGGATTCGACCAGTCTGCCCTGATGACCGGCATCACCGGCGTGCAGAACGCTATTACTTCCGGGTTCGGCGACATGGCAACACAGCTGTGCGGCGGGTTCGCCGGCGTGAATGCTTCCATCGCGAACGGTTTCGCCCAGAGCGAGATTGCCGCGAACAGCAGGCAGATGGCGTCCATGCAACAGAACTTTGACCTGTCCTCCGCGCTCCAGTCCTGCTGCTGCGAGAACAGGCTGGCGACTGCGAACCAGACCGCCACGATCCTGGCTGAACACTGTGCGGACCGTGCTGTCCTGAGTGACGGCGTACGCGACATCATTGCAAACCAGACCATGAACACCCAGCGCATCCTCGACACGCTGTGCCAGGATAAGATTGATGCGAAGAACGAGCAGATCCTGTCCCTTCAGAACAGCCTGAACATGGCGAACCTGAACGCGTCGCAGGTTGCCCAGACCGCACAGATCATCGCTGCCCTGACCACCACGACTCCCGCGGCTAAAAGCGCCTGACGGAGGTGGAGCAAATGAAGAGACACGAGAATCTCGAAGATGCAATGTGCAGGGAACTGAACATGCTGGATCAGAAGTACGCAAACGAAACAGGCGAAATGTCCGCACAGGACGTGGAAAAAGCGGACATCCTGTACCACGCACTGAAAAGCGCGGCGACGTACTATGCCATGAAGGAAGCTGAAGACTGGGACGACGATGACTCCCGCAGCGGACGCGGATACCCCGGCCGCAGCGGTGACCGTTCCTATCGGCGCGGACGTGATGGCATGGGACGGTATACAAGCCGTGACATGGACGGATATTCCGGACACTATCCGGAATGGATGCCGCCGATGTATCCCAGGTATTAATCAAAAGACCCGCTCCGTTTGGGGCGGGTCGATTTTTTATCTGTTGTTCGCAATGTATGTCGCCTGTATCAGGACTCTGCGTTCGACTTTGGTAAGCGAGTCATCGTTCAGAATCCTGTAGGACGAGGACTCTTCAAAGGTTTCTGTCTTCTCGTGAAGCAGTCCGTACAGGGCATCTGCCAACCGTGCGTACATATCAAAGTACGGTGAGTCAGGGAATCCCGCAGCGTCCAGCGCGTCTGACAGTTCCTTTGCTTTGCAAGCAGTTTCCGCAATCTTTTCCAATGCATTCAACGTTTCATTATCCATACTGCCCGTTTCCTTTCATGCACAAATGATGTTGCTTATCACGCAACAAAGTGTAGCATATTGCCTGTTGCATAACAAGCACATATGTGTTAAATTTTTATTACAACGTTACTTTCCATGCAACAGTGTGTATAATGCGTTGTAGGGGGAATGCGGTATGACATTCGGGAAAAGGTTAAGGCAACTGCGTGAAGAGCGCGGAATGACACTTGACGAGGTTGCCAATGCCGTCGGACTGACACGGCCGACAATATACAGATATGAAACAGGGCAGATCGCGAACGTACCGCCGGATCGAGTGCATGCGCTTGCGAATCTGTTCGGCGTGACCCGCCCGTACATTATGGGATGGACGGACAACAGGCACGAGAACCCGTCCGAGAATCTGGACACAGTGGCGGAACGTCTGCGGAACACGCCGGAAGGCGAGTTTGTGCGGGAGAATGATTCCGTCTACTGGAGAGCAACAGGACACAATGAAGCAGACTGCACGACAGCTGCAACACAGGCACTGCGGGCACTGATAAAGTTCGGAATTTCACGCACGCCGATATGGCCACAGCATATCATTCAGCATTCAAAGCACGTCACGGTCGTTACGGTTGGAAGCGTTGCGGAATACGATGACCTTATTCTGAATATCAAGGCATACAATTCCACAAGGGCAAACAATCTGTTTATGGTTGCTTCCTATACAAATGAAAACGGCGAGGAACAGTATGTGTTTGCCATCGACAAGGAAGCGCGGACGGGAGATCTGAAGCTGGCCATTGCGATTGAAATCGGGCATATCTACCTTGGGCATACGGCACTGCTTCGGAACAAGATGCGAAAGATACAGGAATCAGAATGCTTTGCAGTCCACCTGGTGTTCCCACGACCCGTCATTCAACTCCTGACCGAGCGCGGATATGTGTTTACAAAGCGGTCGTTCTCCAGGATATTCGGAGAGTGTGACCTTTGCTTGAACAGCATACTGAATGCTCCACCAGTCACGGTGTCGCCCGAACTGAACCGCCTGGTCAAGGAGCAGTTCGTTCCATATGTGGATACACTGGATAAACTCGGCGTATTGAGAATGCCGACATACAGAGAAGAACAATTGGATTTGAGCAAGTACATGGCGGGATATGAAGAATAAGTTTCCCCTGTGTAAGCAATAGAATTTTGAACCTTGTAAGCAGTAGTGTAAGCAGTAGATTCCAGTTTTTCGTCACTTACGACAATTTGTGTTGGAGATACTACAGCATAACAAAACCCCCGAAGCGTTATTCTTCGGGGGTTTGAAGCGGAGAAGCCGGGATTTGAACCCGGGCTGCCATCACTGACACTACTCCCTTAGCAGGGTAACTACAAATGTAGGAAAATCAACGGTCACAGCGTTCGATGTAAGCAGTACGTAAGCAGTAGAAATCATGCCTGATCAGGATTGTCGTCAGCAGTAGGACGTGCTATGGTGTTGACACCTTCAAGCGCATCGGCGGTATCCGGATGAGCATAATGATCAAGCATTCGTGTCGTACTCCACCGCATGATTTTCTTTATTGTCTGCGGGGCAACGTTCTTGTCTACTGCCAGGGCAGTGGCCGTCGTATGACGGCATGAGTACGGCGTAAGGCGACGGCATCCGGCAGACTCAAGAAGATCATAGTAGTTCCGATACCATGCTTCCTCGTTACGTTTCCATATATACCCGGAAGGCTGGGCATGTTCAATCAGATCCTCCACGACGGGGAGAATGCAATCCGCAAGGACGACGGGCGTCCGCTTGCGGATTTTTGTTTTCATGCCGGCCCGCAGAATGATCCGCTTGTCAAGGTCGATGTGTTCGACACGGAGATTCATCAGTTCGCCAGGCATCATGCCCGTGTATATCATAAGCAGATGCGGGGCGGCCCGCCTGTCGCCGTCATCGTACGCTTTCCATATCCGTTTCTGTTCTTCCCTGTTGAAGGGAATCCGTTCCTTTTCCTCGTGTTCGGGAAGCGTAACAAAGGACGGCAGTTCTCGCACGGTAAAGCGTTCGGCTGCGGCGAGTTCAAAAAGGTTTGTGAGCAGTGAACGGCAATCTTTTGCCGGATCGTAAGTCGGGCACGCTTCGTCTATGGTACGTTGGAGAAGGTCTACGGTAATAACGTCTACACGCACGTCGTGTATGGGTTTGAGTTTCTTCCATGCGGTGCGGTATGCTGATTGCTTTCCTTTTGATATCTCCGTCATCTTTCCTTCGGAGTATACCTTCCAATAGAAAGACAGGCGGGGTGCTTCGGAAGGTTTCTCCACTCCGCCGGAGAGAAGCACAGGACAATATGCGATGGCGTCCTTCTTTGTTTTGAACCCGCCTTTCGTTCTGCGAACAGGTTTCTTCGGTTTTGTCGGATCGGCAGGGAACACCCAGTCCACGGTGACACACGCAGTCCATGTTTGTCCGCGCTTATAGGCCGTGCCCTGACCGTTGCCCCTTGCCTTGGGCCTGCTCATCAGACACGCTCCCTTGTGATGGCGTCCACGACTCCGAGGATAACGTCAATATCCTGGTCGGTCATGTACTTTGTACGGTCAAACAATGCTCTGACCTTTGGATTACGCTGAATCAGATCTGCGACTTCCGTGACAAGGTCGTCCTGCATCCCTGTTTCCTTTGCCCCTATAAGCGAACTCAGCGGGACATGGAATGTCTTTGCGATTTTCTGAATGGTGGAAAGCGTAGGGATTCTGCTTCCCGTTTCCCATGCAGTAATGTTTGCCTGGTTGCTGTCGAGAATTTCAGCAAACTTTTCCTGTGTGTATCCTCTGCTCTTGCGTAATGCCCTTAAATTATCTCCGAATACAGACACAATAATCACCTCTTTACGTAAGGATAACATAATTTGTAGTAAAATTCAACTACATAATCGGTTATTGCAACAATATTTGTTTCGTAAATGTAATCTGATTGAAACACTATATTAAATCATTCGACGGTTATTCGTAACCGGATATGTAGTATAATATAGTCACAAAGCACGAAGGGGGTGATAACGGAATGGACGAAAACAACAGGGCAATCGAAGCCGGACGGCGATTGCGTGAGCTGCGTGGCATCCGAACGAGGAGAGGTGTCTGCAAGGAAACGGGGATCGCGTACAGCAGCCTTCAGGCATACGAGGAAGGCAGAAGGAATCCGTCGGAAACCGTGAAGGATATCCTCGCCGAATATTACGGGGTCAGCAAGGCTTCCATTTTTTATCCGACCAAATAACCGAATTTGCAATATTCATATTAAAGGAGATTAACATGGACGGAATCAAAGACGCATTACTGCGGATGGTCAGGGCTGGTATGAAGACGAAGAAGATGCAGGAAGCATACCTCAAGGTCGGGCTGGAAGACAACGCACTCTTCGATATCTACGGCGACATCCTCGACGGGATTTACTGCATCCTTGGCGAGAAGCGGAACACGTTCGACCAGTCCGTCACATTCACCGCCATGAGCGCCCCGTACCTTACCGATGAGCGGCGGACGGAAATCCTGTACGCGGAGTACATGAAGAACCATCCTGACCAGCCACGGCCGCTGACGGCTGAACGTGTGGACGTTCGGGAAATGTACAACAGGGCCGGCGGGTACATGACACCGGAAGGTGATTGGAGTTGACACTGCACGACCTTGAGTCCATGACCTGCAATACGCTGACAGTGAAACAGGTCGCAGAGTTCCTCGGCAAAGACCCGCAGGTGATACGCGACCAGGCGGAACGCAATCCGAAACACCTCGGATTTCCTATCTGCAAAGCGGGTCACAGTTACTGTGTTCCCCGCATCGGATTCATCACATGGGTGAAAGGACTGACACCGATGCTTGTGTATGAAGCGAAGGGAGTGATGGAAGGTTGAGCGTAAAAAAGAAGAACCGCTGACAGTGGCACATCAGCGATTCGACCCTTATGGCTAAACTACGTATTCATTGTAAATGAAACGTACAGGTCAGTCAATGAAATTATTGTTAAGAATTGTGGAGAGTTGCGATGAGTTTGAATTTGAAGATTGATCCGGAGTTTCAGAATAAGATACCACCTCTTACAGAAGCCGAGTTCCGTCAGCTGGAAGAAAACATCCTCAACGACGGCGAAGTGTACGAGCCTATCGTCACATGGAACGGCGTGATTGTTGACGGGCACAACAGATGGAAAATCATCCTTGCGAACCCGTGGCTGACGTACAAGATCCGTGAGATGTCATTCGCCGACAAGTGGGAAGCCTTCGACTGGATGTACAGGAAGCAGCTCGGCAGAAGGAATCTCACGGACGAACAGAAGACCTTCCTTCTCGGCAAGCAGTACGAAGCACGGAAGCACATTGTCGGGAACAGGACAAGCCCACGGGACAAGGACGGCAAGTTCCAATGTATTCAGAATGACAACAATGGGCACAACGGAAGAACCGTCGAGGAAGTGGCGAAGGAAAACAATGTCAGTCCGTCATACGTGTCCAGGGCTGAACGCTTTGCGAACGGCATCGAATCGATACAGGAGGAAGACCCCGAACTGGCGGACGCTATCCTTACGGCCGAGAAGAAAGTCAGCAAGAAGGATGTCGAAGACATCGGCAGAGCAGACCCTTCCGTACGGAAGGACATGATAGAGTCGCTGAAAGCCGGTAAGGAAAGCAAAAAGAAACGGAGTGCCAGCGACCAGAAGGAACTGAACAGCATTGTTGACGGGATGACGGACGGGACCGTGATGGAGTTTACGATAGACCACCTTACCGACCAGATCCGGCTCAACGCTGACGCGTTCATCCGTTCGCTTTCCAACCTGATCATGGACCATGCGGACATTGCGAACGTTCACCAGCCTGAAATCGTGAAAGCTATCGACGAAAGCATTACCAAACGAATCATTCAGATAAAGGAGACATTGAATAATGGAACACAGTTATGAGTATACGATGCTCTATCCGGAGCAGATAAAGAAAGACCCGAAGTACCAGCGCGAGATTGACGTTGCGAGGATCAAGAAGATTACCAAGAACTGGGACGACGACCTGGTGAACGCCCCGAAGGTTTCCCTTCGTGAGAACGGCGTGTACTACGTGTTCAACGGACAGCACACGCTGGCTGCGTGGAAGAAGCGGTACGGCAACCGGCCCATCCAGTGCAAGGTGTACCGTGGGCTGACGGAAGAGGAAGAGAAAGACCTGTTCGTGAAACAGGAAGGATTCTCCAAGGCGGTCGGCAAGATTGACATCCTTCGCGCCGAGTTCAACAGCGGGTCGGCCGAGGTTGTGGACATGGTGAACTGCTGTAAGCTCGCCGGATGCTCCATCGACTTCGACAACAGGACGAGCAATGTCAAGAACCGCGTGAACGCCGTAGCGACCGCCTTTGCGGTATACAGGAGCATTGGCCATGACAACTTCATTAATCTCCTGTGCATTCTCAGCAAGGCGTTCTACGGCGAACAGGCGGCTTTCCAGGACGGCTACATCAAGGGAATGGGATACCTGTTCAAGCACTATTCCGACAGGATTACGAACAAGCGGATGATCGAAGCCCTTCAGCGCCAGCCCGTTGACTACTACAGGCAGAGAGCAAACACGTTCATCGGGTCGTCCGCGTACAGGTACGCAAAAGCGTTTACGGAACAGTTCAACAAAGGGAAAAAGACAAACAAGATCCCGTTTGATGAATAACAAACAGCAAAGGAGAAGCGTATGAAACAGAAGACATCGAAGCCGAAGAAGTTCCGGCAGAACACAGAAGTGAAGCAACATTTTCATCCACGATTCCTTGCCCGTGCGGTCGTCCACAACATGATGGCCCACGACGACATGAGCGGTGTGAACAAAGTCCGCCCCGGAACAGTGCAGAGTGCGTTCAGCAAAAACTGGCGCAACATCGCTGACAGGATCGCGGAAGAAAGATAAGCGATATGGAGAAGAAGCGTTTCAGGGATACGGAAGCATGGAAATGGATGCGGACCGCCATTGAACTTCTGCTCATCGTTGCGGCAATCGTCGCCGTCGTCCTCGGATGGAATGCACTCGGCTTTTCCGAAGGGCATGCAGAGGAGTATGAAGACGAGGTCATGTACGTCATCTGCGACAAGGGCGACCATGTCAACATCCGCATGTTCCCGAACAGAAAACAGGAACCAATCGGATACCTTGAGCCTGGGGACAAAGTCTTCCTTGACGGGCAGAAGAAGAACGGCTTCGTACACTGCACGGGCTTAAGCATCGAAGGTGGAGAAGGATGGGTACACACGGGATACCTCGTCGAGGATGAGCCGGAGTACGTGAACAGGACGGGAACGATAGTCAGCCGTGGACGGACTGCCGCAAGGAAGTATGTGAACGGCAAGCGGACAAGGTGGCTGAAGCCCATGGCTACCGTGCGTGTGTACTACTGGAGTTTTGAGTGGTGCGTTACGAATTGCGGGTATGTACGCAGTGAGTTTATCGAACTGGACGGTGAGTGAGATGAAAGAACAGTTTGTACACCCTTCAAGGGCTGACGCAAAGGACATGACCCGTAACGAGAAAGCATGCCTTACGTTCCTCATGAACGCTACTTCCGCCCTGGTCGAAGCACAGGACGACCTTGCCGAAAGGCTGAAGATGATTGACGGCGGAACGGAACTGATGCGGACCGTTGCCGAAGGAAGCGTGAAGCTGCTCACGGAGCTGCGGATGACCATTCCCGAAAGGCAGAGGACGAGCCTTGCGAACACCGCAAAGGACTATGAGATGAGGCTGGTCCCGAAGATGACGCCGAGCAAAGTCTGCGTGGTCATGCAGAAGGAAGACTTCCGGGAACTCGTCAACGCCGCCCAGGTGCAGTGCAAGGACTGCGCGGAACTGAACGAGGACTGCGGTAAATGCAAGCTGTTCAGGCTGTTGCAGGTTGTCCTTCCGCTTGACAGTTACGACACCACATTCCTGTGCCCGTACA